TTCTAGGCCCACCCAACAACCCCCCCAAGCCCGCCCAGTGCGGGCTTTTTCATGGAGTCCACCATGGCATCAGCCGACTTCTTCACACGCCTTGTGGCACTGAATGCCGTGGGGCCCAACATCCTCCAGCCATCTGACGCTGAAACTCCCGGCGCTGTCTCCGAGGTCTTCCAGTGTCAAAGCTGCTATGCGGTGCATGAGTTTGATGACGACGCAGCCGAGTGCTGTCCGCCGCTAACGAAATGGAAGTGCGGAGTGTGCAAAAAGATCCATGGCGACGAAGACGAAGCAGAAAGCTGCTGCCCGGAACTGGTATCGCCCGCTGACGCCAGCCAGCCCATGCAGTGCCCCGTCTGTATGAGAGCGGCAGAGTCGTATGAGGTTGCCGCCGACTGCTGTCTGCATACGCACCCGACCATGACCGCGCTGGGCCGCTGGCGCGTGGCCGAATTGGTGGAGTCCGGGACGCCCTGGGCAGAAGCCATCGCGCAAAACGTCAATCACTGACTATGCCAACTCCACCAATCACCCGCGACGCCATCACCGCCGCGCTGAAAGAGTGCGGCCCGATGACAGTGTCAGAGCTGGTCGAACACCTGGGATGGTCTCGCAACCGCGTAGATGGATGCATCACAACGGCGCGCGAGAACCACCCGGGGAAGTTCTTCCGAATCGTGCGCTACCGCAACCAGACAGGCATTCAAGGGCGCGAAGCTGCGGTGTATTCCGCAAGCCAGGGGCCTGATGCTCCACGACCCGCATTCGACGCCGAGCACCAGCGGGAGCGCAAGCACCGCTACTACCTGAGCAACCGCGCGATATGGGCAGCAAAGCGCAAGACGCGCACCGGCCAGGGGACTTCGAGCCCATGGTCCGGCCTGCTGCAGATGGCGCGACGAGCCGCGTAACCCCACCCCACAGAGCCCGCCACCCAGCGGGCTCGCTTGTTTCTGGAGTCTCAATGCAATTCGGTTCAGTGTGCAGCGGCATCGAAGCCGCAAGCGTGGCCTGGGCACCGCTGGGATGGAAGGCCGCATGGCTGGCTGAAATTGAGCCCTTCCCATGCGCGGTACTCGCGCACCACTACCCCAGCGTTCCCAACCTGGGCGACATGACCAAGATCGCGCGCGCCATTCTGGTCGGCGAAGTGCCGGCACCGGACCTGTTCTGCGGCGGCACCCCATGCCAGGCGTTCAGCGTGGCCGGCCTTCGGGAGTCCCTGGACGACGCCCGCGGGAACCTCACCCTCAAATTCGTGGAGATCGCAAATGCAATTGACCATGTTCGAACTGGACGCGGTGAAGACGAGTGCATCGTCTTCTGGGAAAACGTCCCCGGCGTCCTCAGCACCAAAGACAACGCATTCGGGTGCTTTCTGGGCGGGCTTGCCGGTGAAGATGGCCCGCTGGAACCACCAGGGGGTAGATGGTCGAACGCTGGTGCTGTGTATGGACCCAGGCGCGCAGTCGCTTGGCGGACCCTGGACGCCCAATATTTCGGAGTGGCCCAACGACGCCGCCGTGTGTTCGTTGTCGCAAGTGCTCGAAAAGGGTTCGATCCCGCCCAGGTTCTTTTTGAGTGGGACGGCGTGCGCCGGGATACTGCGCCGAGCCGAGAAGCGCGGCAAACAGCTCCCACCATCCCTTCACGCAGCTCTGCAGGCGGTGGCCTCGGGACAGACTTCGACTGCGACGGAGGGCTGATCGCTGGCACGCTGCAGGCCGACGGGAAGGCTGATGGTAGCGCAACTCAGCAAGACGCCGAGTCGGGCCTTCTTCTGCCCGTGGCTTACGGCGGCAACAACCAGAGCGGCCCCATAGACGTAGCCACGGCCCGCAACGCATGCGCCAGCGCCAGCGGACGGATGGACTTTGAGACAGAAACGTTCCTGGTTCAGCCAACCTATGCGCCGGATGTTGCCGGTACGCTGGTTGCAAGATCCAGCAGAGGCCAGGGCCAAACCAACAGCCCAGGACACCAGGCGGATCAGCAGCTCGTCGCGTTCGACACCACCCAGGTGACCAGCGCCGCCAACCGCAGCAATCCGCAGCCCGGCGACCCTTGCCACCCGCTGGCGGCTGGAGCTCATGCGCCGGCCATTGCCTTCCCTGCCAACCTGTCGGGCACGCAGTGCGCAAGCGCCGAGGAACTGAGCCCGTCACTTGGCGCATTGAATCCGACTGCGGTGGCATTTCAAGAGAGAGGGCGGACCGATGGGCGCTCGCTGGAGATTGGCGGCGACGTGGCCTATGCGCTGACCGCGCCAAACGGCGGCGGCCGCGCCCAGGAGCGCAACGTGCTGACGCCCGCCATGCAGGTGCGCCGCCTGACACCCACCGAGTGCGAGCGTCTGCAAGGTTTCCCGGACGGCTATACGGCCATCCCCTGGCGCGGAAAGCCTCCCGATCAATGCCCCGACGGCCCACGCTACAAGGCGCTGGGCAATAGCTGGGCAGTTCCAAACGTCACATGGATAGGCCGTCGCATTCAAGCGTCGCTACTCAATTCATAGCATCCGGCGCAATTAACACATGCGCCGCGACCTGATTTCACCCCAAGGAGGCCGTATGGCTGAGAACACGAATACTGAGCGCGGCTACCCAGAGTTGCCCCAAGGCTGGCCCGCGCGGTTCAGATGCGATTCCTGCGATGGAAATGGCGAGGTAGGCGACCCAATCAGCATGGGCGATTTCCAACCACCCGAACGCGAACGCTGCCCAGATTGCGACGGCAAGGGCTGGTGCAGCGAGGAAGTCGCATTCAGCGCCGACCACATGCGTTCCTATGTCGATGCAGACCGAAAAGCCCGTGCGATCCCACCTATGCCTACTGCTGTTGAGGAGCTGCTGCGCCAGATTGCACAAGCGTCGGATGACGGCGATTCAGACACCCATTTGTCCAAACACTTTTACAACCGCATCATGTCCCATGTCCAAACCACAGCAGCCCGCCCAGTCACCCCTCTCCAGTGTCCAAAGTGCAGCGCCTTGTGGCTCCACTGGCCCGCAGAGCAAACAGGCTTCGGGAAAGACACACTGAACTGCCGGAGCGAGAAGCACTGCGACTACTGCGAGAAAGCAGGCGTTGAACAATTGCAAAGGCTTGAACGAGTTACGGCAACACTGCAAGCTCCAAGCGCATCCCTGTCACTGCCTGCTGCGGGACAAGAGCCGGCGGCGCTGAATCCGCGTCACCTTCGCACGTTCCTGCAAGCGCTGCAAGCAGGCGAAATGTCGGTGAGCCGATCAATCGAGATCCTTGATGCATGGGTTGGCGGCTTCTACGAAGACAGCATGGTCCCCCCACCTCCTGCAGATTCATGCCTGATCGCGGACGACGAATTCCCCATGGAGATCGTGCGCAAACTCAGGGCCAAACTGTCCGCCGCCCCACAGCCCAGCCCATCCCCTGCGCCAGCCGACCCTGAACTGCTCAAGTTCTACGGCGTGACCACTGCCGCCGAACTGATCGCCGCTCAAGCGCGGCACGTCGAAAAGCTGCAGGCAAAGCTCCCACAAACCCCATCGTTTGCACCCCAGCGGGTGCGGGAAGGTTGAACATGAAGATCAGCAAGCACCTTGCCGAGCATGCGGTATCTGAGTTGATGCAGATGGGCTATACCGTTGAAGGTGATCGACTAAATCCTCCCGAGAAGCTGTCCGACTTTGCGTGCAGTTTCTTTGGCGTGTCGGCTGCATCCCCTGCGCCAGCCCAGCCGGGGCAGGAGGGGGCGCGCTGGAACCCCATGGAAAGCGGGAACGCAGAAACGACGCTACAGATGGCCGCAGTAATCGCCCACCGTGACGCCGACCGCGCAGCCCGTGCCCCGGCAGACAGCGTGACGGCACCAGCGGGTGGCAACGGTCTTGTTGATGGCGCAGCTATTTGCGAGGCAGCGGCCAGAAAGTGGGAAAAAGAGGCAAAGAGGCATAAGCGCGCTCCTGGCAGCCTGCCATCGCAACACGAAGCAAGGGACTTGGAAAGAGCGAGGCTGTGCCGCAATCTTGCCGAAAAAATCCGATCCACCCCACCCGCCCAGGCGGCAGACAGCGTGCTGGAGGATGCGGCACGGTGGCGCTGGCTAAGCGAGCACATCAGCGTGGCTTGGGACGAAGGCAA